TATGAAACAACTACATTTTCTTTGCTACAGCTTAGTCCTAACATTGTAAAACTTACTATTGTAAATAAAAATATAGGACTAAAATTTATTAGTAAATTCTTATCCATCATAGTCTTTTCCTAATTTCATCTGCAATTAAATAACCAATGCCTATCCATATTGCAGTATTAAAAATGAAGAAAAAGATTTTCTCAGGAACGGTAAAAATCCATATTAATGTTTCCATTGTCTTCCTCTTTTATTAATCGTTGTAAAAACCAATTAGCTTTCTCTAAATCTTCTAAGCCGTTCTTCTTTTCATATCTCCATAGATACTTTATTATACTTGCTTTTAAATATCCTTTAAACTGTTGCTCATTTAATGAAGCTTTTATTGCTTCGATACATTCTATACTACCTGACTTATAATGGTCAGGATTAATACTATCGCTCATTTATAACCAAGTCCTACAGTAATCTATATAATCTTTAATTGGTTTGAAACACTCTTTAATTTTATCATCTAAGGCTTTATTTGCATAAGGGGCAATAGCTTTTAGTGCTATCTTACCTACTGCTAAAATAAATATAACTAAAATTGTTTTCATATACTTTCTCTTTGTTTTCGTTTGTGTTTAAGATATCTAAGATATCTTTTCATATTTCTTTCTATTCTATAGTTCATATAGAGTTTAAATACTATAAGTCCAACTATTACAATTACATTTAACCAAACAAAGAACATTACCAGCCGCCATCTCTATCTCCCTTTTTCTTATTAAATTTAAAGAAAGTATAACGACCACTAAGTCCATATACTACAAAAGCAGTAATCAAACTAATAACTGCTATTGCTATAAAAATCTGTAATGCTGTGTCCAGCAAAACTATAACATTCATATCATACATTATCCCATAAATTGCATAAACTCATAGATTGTTATTACTAAGTAAAAAAACCCACAAGTTGCTAAAAATTGTTTCAATCTTCTATCCCTTTTCATTTAGTTGTTGTTTAGTCAGGATTAAATCTGCTTCTTTATCAGCATTTTCTTGTCTAATTTTTTGTCCAAGCATTTGTGTAAATTCTTCGAGATATTCTTCTAAAGTCATACCTCTTTGACTAGCATGGGCGGCTGCTTTCATAAGTAATTCTGAGTCCAGTTTTAACTTATACATCTTCCCAAGCTTTTCCTTCAAACAATAAGGCTTCTGCTTCTCTTCTGCGAACAAGTCCGTTTAATACTTCTCCACCTGCTTTGTTCCATCTCTTTATCTCATAAGGAACTTCATTAAATAGTCCTTGATTTAAGACTTTTAATAAAGTAGACTGACGAAGATTAGTTGGTCCAAGATTATATACCCATGCAACTAGTGCATCAAATTGGTTTTGTTCTAATCCTAACTCTACCATATTGTTGATATAGCCTTCATATTCTACAAGTTCTTCTTCAAGCATTTCTTCTGCTTTCTTTAAGGATATGTTATCTCCTTCTTTGACTCCTTTTGTATGTCCATATCCAATAGTCCATACTCCAACTGAGTCTTGATAGGCTTGTAATTCTATCCCTTCAAACTTTTTAATTAAGGCTATGCCTTCTTTACTTATCTTCATTTTTTCTCCAATGTAAGCAACCTTTTTCTCTCCATATCTTTCGATACTTCTCCATTCTAGTTTCATGTTCACTTACTGCTTTTTTATACTTAGACATGACATCAGCGGCATCATCTACTGCTGAAGGTAGTTCATCTCTAGGATAATATGGTACTCCGTCTAGCGTATGCTTCTTCATATCATTTAATAAATTCTTGAAGTTCCGCATAGCCACCTATGTGCAAGAGAGATGAGTCAGGTTTTACTGCATCATCTTCGTTATATTGTTTAAATATCTGAGGCATTGTTCTAGCAGTTGGAGCCAACTGCATGAGTTCACTTATGCTATAATCTACTCCAAGTTGATAATAACTAAAGTCTATATCTTTACTACTACACAACTGTTTAGCTTTATCGCAAAAGGGACAATCCTCTTTACCATAAATTTTAATCATTATTTAATCCTATGTAAAAACTCTCTCCACAACCACATCTAGCTGTTTCAAGAGGGTTTGTAAATGTAAATTCTTCTCCAAACTTATCTTCTACCCAACCCATTTTGGTTTGTGATAAAAAAGGTTCGTTCTTTGAATGAACATACAGTATTTTTTGATATACAATATCATCTAAAGTTGGTTTGTTATATTCCAACTTTAAATCATACTTATATCCACTACAACCAAATTGAGTTAAAAAGAGACGAACGCCACAGGCATTTGCTGTGGCAGTTCGCTCTTGTAGTTTTTCAACTGCTTTTTTACTAATTTCCATAGTGTATTAAATTGAAGTTGTTCCCCAAAGTAGAAATGCTAATATACATAACATTAATGTAAATGGCATTTTATTTTCCACTTCTTGTTTTTCAAAATCATACAATTTTCTTACACCCTGTCTTAGCTTAGTTGCTATTGTTTCCACTATTTATCTCCAAAATCTTTCGTGTGGAATTCGGAGTTCTAGACAAGGCGATTGTCAATAAGCCATTTGCTAATTCGACATTGTCTACTTGAATGTCGGCATTAATAATGAACTTTCGTTCAAAAGACTTGAGACTTAATCCCTGATGAACAAACTGCTCTTCTCGGGATAGTTTTTGTTCTTTTTTCCCTCTTACGAGTAATTCAGTCTTATCCTGAATTAACTCTAGTTCTTCTTGTTGCCAGCCTGGCACAGCAATCTCTAAACGAAAACTGCCTGCTACTGTATTTTCGACTATGTTATATCTAGGGTAGGAGGTATCTGAGTTCTTCATATACCAGTCGTTTTCCATACCTAGCCAAATTTTGCTAAAATCAATCGTCATAATTATTCCTCCAAATGTTCACGATTTGTTAAACACTTTGTATCTCCTAATCGGTAGATACACCAAATATCGAGGTATTACTATAATACTCCCGATACTTATATTATATCAAAAACATACCAAAAAGTCAAGAACTATTTTTAAGTTAGTCCTCAAAGTCAATATGTTTATTCTCTTTCATGTAATCTAGCGTAGCTGAAATCCCTTCTCGTTTGCCTATTTTATAAGCGCCCCAAACGGCAATCCCTAGCCATGCTATGTACGCATAATCTATTTCATTCATAAATATATTATACCAAAATATAAGGGCAAGGTCAAGAAATGTATCAACACTTGGTAAAAATAGTTCTTGACTTCAAGGTCTGTTTTTGTTATAATATATTAAATTGATAGAAATATCAATTCGTTCATCTTACCATGTAAGACGGAAGTAGGTAAAGGGAAAACCTCCTTCTTTGAGAAGGGTTAGCAAGTAGCAGTAGCGAACGAGACCGAACTTTATCCGAAGGAACGCATGAGAAGGGTTAGCGGATTTATCCGTGAGTACGAAATCGAATGTAAACTGGAGGAAATATGTTTTACAGAGGCATAAAAATAACTCCCGAAAATGTAGCAGTTGAAAAAAGAGTTTTAACTGGTGGCGTTTATCGTGGAGTCAAGCACGACCCAGTTAAGAAATCAAAATCCATAGCACGCTTCGACGGTATTTATCGTGGAGTTAAGTGGGAAGGTTAATTCTTAACTAATTTATGAGGGGAGGCTTAGGTCTCCCCTTTTTATTTCTTGACTTTGAACTCAAAACAATATATAATAGATTATGACTAAACAATGGACAACGCCTGAGAAGCACAGACTCAAAAAATACTACAACGCTGTTGAAACAAAACAGTTGTTGCTATTATTTCCTGGGCGTTCATTACAGTCAATTCAATCACAAGTCCACTACCTAAGAAAAAGAGGGTGGACTTTTCACACTAGGAGAGACAATGCCATCGATTGATTGTAAAAATATGCCAACTCAAAAAGCTTTACGCATATTCAAAAGAAAATGTGATAACGCTGGAATTGTACTCGAAGTTCGTAAGCGTCAGAGTTACGAAAAGCCGAGTGCCAAGAGGCAGAGGTTGAAAAACGCTGCGCGAAGACGCAATCAAAAGGAATTAAGCAGGATAAAATCACTAGCTTTAGAGGCAAAGAGGAAGGATAGACTTATTCCTTGACATTCCAAAACATTCCAC